GGTGAAGGACTGCTAAACCTTTATTAATCACTCCTAGTTCTTTAGCATGATTTATCGCGATATCGATAAATCTTTGGCAAGTGTCTGGGTCGAAATCCCATTCTTTGAATTTTTTGGTTATTGATTTTATGAATCTCCACTGGTATGTCTTTGTGTGGTCTTTTGCATTTGGCAGCTTTAACTTTATGCCTTGCCGTAGATATGATTCGAAACAGTATTGCCATACTTCCTGTTCTGACAGAACAATTTCGCATATCATTGGGCACCACCTATGTCTGAAAATCCTGAAGAATCGACAGTTCAACAACACACTGGCATTTTTGATGAAAATCATCCAGATGTCTTAGAGGTATTTGGCAGTATGTGCGAACAAGTTAACATCAACACATCAATAGCCATTATACAAGACCCGACAGATGGCAAACCTAAGGTTTTTATACGAGGCCATCTATATGACGTCGGGCATTTAGTGACAAAAGTCGCAAACCAGATCAAAAAAGAGCTGATGCAGGGATTATCACTTCTCGTAATAGTAATTGGTCTCTCTGGAATCTAAAACCACGATCTCATTGGTGCCAATTCTATTAACAGCAGTAGGACTGCTTTCCGAAGCTATGGTAGGCTCCGACAAGATATTATTAGCCGGACTAAACACATCTACATACAACACACCGTCCACACTCTGAATAGCCTCGACCAAGCTACTAATATAAAATGACTGGCCCATCTCCCAATTAGCAATATCGAAATACGCAGTAATCATCGCCTCTGTTTTTTCCTTCACTACAGACGCCTCAGCGCCCCTATTTAAAATGACATTAGCTTTCAAAGACACTTTTTTCATGCTACCATCATGAATAACAACAGTATCAGTCATCACATTCAGAGTATTCACATAGGTCTCAAGACCCTTCTTAAGACCAGCACTGGGGCTTGATAAGCCATTTGAACCAAGAGCCAGAATATAAAGATCAACAATGCTAGCTCTCAAACCAATCCTGGCTCCAGCAACAGCTTTAGCAACCGTTCCAAAAGCAGGGTGCGAAAAAGACTTGGCAGCTTGAGCATAATCCGCAGCCGTGACGATAGATCTTTGTAAAGCATAGTCTTTTGGTGCCCTTCTCTTTGCGTCCGCTAAACTCTCGCGATCAGTACCACCGACAGCAGCAGTAATGTTCCGAAATCTTACGGATACCGGCGCGCTAGCTGGAGGATTAGCTCTCATCTGCTTCATAGTATCAAGCACAAAAGCACCAATCCGACCTCTTACACCGCCGCCTTTACGATAAGTCACAGTAATAACAGAGCCGATCTTTGGAGAACGACCAGTGATGTCATCACCGAACTGAATAGTAATACCCGTCGAACTAACAGTAACCTCAGCGACAGAATCATTCGGACCATATCTCTCAATAGGATCAAAAATCGGGGTATAGAAAGAAGCGACATTACCATAAACCACCTTGATAGTGATAGGGCTATCAAGAATGTTAGTATCAGCAATGTTTAAAACCTGATTTGGGCCGCCAGCACTTATAACCGAATCACTAGTCCCAGTGACACCCTCAATACCATAAGCTATCACACCACGTTTACCAGCTGGTATTACAATATCACCAGTAAAATCAAAAGGCGATTTGAAGACCTCATAATTAAGCAGGGTATTATTAGGGCCGTTGATGCTTAACATCAGACCACCCTGAATCTGAATATCAGTGAAAGACGGGTTGTCTATAGATACTTCGACATCAGTTATAGCAGGAGTGGCATTTCTAATCTTTTGGTTGATCAGAGCAAGATGGTTTATAACTGCCTGTTCTGACCTTGCAGTTGGTAAAGTCGATTCATTTGCTAGCAAATCCGCCCGAAGTGAAAGCTTAGCCACTATAGACGCCACAATTTCAGTTATCATCACAATGCCGTTACTAGCGACAAAGTCATTAAACTGATCAGGAAAATACGTAGCAATATACTCATATATCGCTTTGCGAGAAGTATCGAAATCTAAGCCACTAAAATCAATCTTCCGAAGCGACGCTGGTGTTAATGCAACGCCAAACTGCTCTGGATTCGTGGGAAGATCAAAGTAAGTCATATCAGCCATCTATCATCCCCCAGAAACAAGTCTATCAATTGTGATGTACAGATTCGGGCTAACCTTAATCTGAGCCACCAAAAAAATCCTGAGTTCATTTGTATTATCGGTGGCGGTCAGATTTAGCTTAACCACATTGACACGAGGTTCATGAGTCTTAATGGACTCACTGATACTATCTCTAATGGCTAAAATCTGACGACTATCTAGCTGCTCAAAAATCGAAGACCTCAATATCGTACCGAATGTTGGCCTGAAAACCCTCTCGCCAGGCACAGTCAGTAACAATTGAAGCAAGTCATTCTTAATTAGCTGCTGATCCTCTTGCCTAGATAGGATGCCATTAGGACCACCATAGAACGCTGGGTTAAACCCGTAGAGTAACGCACTCATTTTAACAACGCTCCTAGTGATCTCAAAGCATCGGTTTCGGAAGACACTTGTAACTGAAGAGCAGCAATTTCGCTGTTTAGATTTCCCGCAATGATTATATTAGCAGACAGATCTAATTTCAGTTTCTCGATGTAACTGGTCAGTGCCCCGGTGCTATTTGCCAGCTCCAAGGCAGCTATAGCCTTGGTTGTATCGCTATTTTGTTTAGTCAAATTCAAGAGTGCAACGTTTTTGTTTGCTGCTTGTCTCTTCAAATCATTGATAGCTGTTGTTTTAAGATCAAAGCTTGATTGGATCGCTTGATTTATGACAGTAACGTCTGTTTCTTCTAGGCCAAGTTTTATAAAATCAAGATAATACAGATTATGGCTGAGATCAGAGACATCTGACGTTATTTTATCAGCGTAAATCGCCGTGTCAATATCGCCAAATTCTAGTATCTGCCCAACTTCGTATATCTTCTGACCAGACTGAACATTATTACCTTTAGCAGTTGAAATAGTGTAAACCAAATCACCCAATTTGGTCCTATTGATTTCTAAACCATCGATTTGCCTGATTTCTTCGCCAGTTGGTATGGTTATAAAAAAGATACTTGATCTAGATGGCGCATTATTGCTAATATTATACGTTATATTAGTGCTAGCCAAAAATGTCGGCAACTGATCATAATATAATCCTGTTGGATACTTGATGATCATATTGGGTGCTCTATATCTTCCCTTGGTGCTGTATCAAAAGGACTATTGTATGTTTTAGCACGATCACCAGGGGATAATTTAGTATACTCTGATTTACCCAGACCAAAGACATTGTTCGCACCGGGATCTCTTCGAAACAGCTCAGCATGAACCTCAGAGTCAGTTCTTACGAAATCCTGTATAGTAACCCTGGCGCTGCTAGAAGACAGATTAATAGCAGCTCCAGACTTCAAATTGAGATTACCACCAGCCTGTAGATTTAAATCACCACCGGCAATAATATTGATAGCATTAGCGCAAAAAATCTCGACGGTACCATCTACCTCATTGTTTTGTATGACTATCTTATGAGAAGTATCGTCAAGGATCTGAAACATACTGCTGGACCTACCAGATCGCCAAACACCGAGAGATAGCTTCTTGCTAAACCAAAAACCACGCTCCTGACAATCCACTAACTCAACCCACGGACCATCACCGCTACTACCATCCCTAGCCTCAAGACCCTGATTCGCTTCACCAGCATCAACGCCAGAGATCTCCACGGGCTTGTACGGAGCATTTCCCTTACCAGCTCTAGTCTTAAGCCTAATGTACTCATTGTCAAGATCTAATTTTAGGTGGTGCGATCCAGTCTCAGCATCAGTGGACATGATCGGCTTTCCGATAAATTCATTTTCTTTTATGCCTTGATGTGACATTGGCCATTCCTGTCCGAGCCTTGTCGACATCATCATATATTGGTGTCTATCATTGATCTCAATTGTTTGGCCTAGTGGAGAACCCCATGTGCTATGATTTGTGCTATCGTTTTCATTGAATTCGAAATAATACCCTATCTCTGTCGCATCGTCATTACCTCTTTGGCACCCTGCATATCTTCTGCCCTTCATTAGTATACCATTACCGGTAGGATCTGGCTTTAATTCAGATTCCTTAGAGTCGCTGCCACGGTCATCTAGGACTATTTTATAACCGTGTCTTGTGACGAGCCTCATGAATCTAGCGTCTTTGGCTTTCCAGTATTCATCTTCTTTTTCTGTCTTAGTACCCACCTCATCCAGCAAGAATCTTTTTACATAATTGTCTTCTTGAGGATCGAAGCCTTTATCATATGCTTGGAATAGCATACCGCCTTTGGTTCTTATTTTTATCCAACGCTGGTCCTGCTCGGTCTCTCGTGAAACATAGGCAGCTTCACCATATTCTGGCCTGCATTTAGAGTCTACGGGGCCGGGTTGAGCCCAACCAACATCGCGGCATTCTATCTTGTGACCGTACCTTGTTAGAGACTCTATGCGACGCTGGTCTGTTCCCGGCTCTCCAGTCTTTGGATGGTCTTCATTCAATAGCTTCTGCAAATACAAATATCGCTTAATCTCAGTTATTCTGTCTTTATCTTGATCGTTGGTGATTTCACCAAAGTCACCGTCTTTCTTCCAGGTGTAACCCTGGTCACCCATTATATGAATATGACCGTACCGTGTGGCTCTCACAAGATACTTCTTGTCAGGGTCGTTTTCGATGGGTGCTGTGGTCGAAGTCGCTAATATTGATTTAGCGCCTGGGTCTAATTCAATTGGCGGCGGGGATATTTCATGTTCTTTTGGGAAGTATCCGATGCTCGATGAGTAATCGATATTACCATATCTGTCTTGGTATCCATACGACATCGGCCTCCCGTCCTTAGGAAGATAGGCGACATCGTAGTCTTCAAAAGCCTTCCTCTGACCCCTACTATCATATGATAATGGTGTTATACTTGAGACCCGTGCTAACGGGTAATAGCCTCTTAATGTTGGTGTAGCATGTCCGATCCACACAGGACCGTATGGGTGCTGCTTTTCAAATTCGATCCAAACCCAGTCGCCTATACAAGGCATTGCGAATTCGCCAGAGTTAACCCCACCAAGCCTTGAAGCTGATGAAGCCCATGGGCATTCTTCTGGCTTTAAGTCAAAGTCATGCAGTTCTGGGCACTTGAATCTTATTCTGTTCATGCATAATGGATCGTTGGTCTCTGCTACTTGTGCTCTATATATGCCTGGGAATCTTACCCCTAGTGGCTTGTGTCTATCTTCGAAAAATCGACCCCAGACCACGCTTGCTACGTCCATCAGTCATTTTCTCCAGCAATACCAGTCTGTACAACTGAGCGTATAGGGTACTTTAATTGCAGACCCGTTGGTGGCCAATTAAGTACGTCAGTCACGTTATTGAATGCGATTAGAACCCAATCAAAGTATGGTGTGCCGTATAGCATATTACTTATGAGATCCGGCCTCCCATTGTGATTGGATTGGACCACATATGTTTTTACATAGTCACTAGAAAGAGTCTTAGACAAAAAACTCGGTGGTGTCCATGTATCAACTGTTTCTACGCTGTCAAATATGACTGTTTCTGTACGCCTGAAGCGTGAATAGCTATTGAATTTCATCAATACCAGCTTTCTTTATTCATTCCAACGTCCTGAAGGCCGTTTTTGGGCTCGTTTGATTGCGACAGGGGTGCGAAATTCCACCATAGCACCAAATCGAAGCTCACGTCAGTCCTTAACGGGTGCACGTTGCTCCCTTCACCCACATACCTGTCACTGTGTTTTATATTCAGATTTCTCATAAAAAAAGTCGTCTCGTCTTCACCGCCCATATCCCAAAACTTAGCAAGAATGCCTGCCTTTTGAGCAGATATTAAATCCTTTAAATTGAAGAAATACGCTCTGAAATATTGTACAGCTCTCTTGACCGATCCTGCTGTCCACAAATCACCGTCGACGATATAACTTGTTTCAATAGAATAGTATCTCTCATTTGGCCCAGCATATGTAAAGCCAGGGTATATTCCGATAACTTTCGCACCCTCATCTTTAAAATCACCAGACATTGAATTAGCAGTGATTTTAGGAGGAAATTGGAACTTCTGCTGAGGTCCACCCGGCCACTTCAAGACAAATGATGATGCTAGCTCAAGATCTTGTGATGCATATCGCATTGCCATGTTAGCTCACCCATGCGTTGTAACTGGTGGAGACACTCTGACGGTTTCTAAGCTCGATTAATTGCTCATCCATTAAACTGATCATTTTGTCACCTAAGATACTACTTTGTTTTTTCATCTCTGACAACTCATAAAGCATAGCAGCTAGAACGTCTTTCTCTCCAGAATTCTGAGAATCTGTCGTACCACCCTCAGTTCTAGTGGTCGTCTTAACATTCTTTATTGGCTCAGCTGCAGCACCTAGCTTAGGAGATAAGAAGCCAGCTAATATGGCTTTAAAAGGATTCGACGACAAGTCGAAGATAGCTGTGTTTAGTCTCTCTACTGAAGCTGTTATCCTGTCAATCGGGTCTATTATTAGACTCGCGGAATCAGTAAGACTCGTACTCCCCTCTGCCAACACTTGCGATAGTTGGCCAATAATGCTGGTGTCTACCGACCCAAGGCTAGTGAACGCTGCAAATCCGGCAGTAATAGAGTCACCGGCTCTCTTTAATGCATCACCTATAGCACTCAGCACAAGAGACTGTTGAAGCATTACATTCAAATCGAACGCATTGAGGAAACCATCCAATGCCGTCAGTACACTCTTGCTCGTCACTACGGCTTCAGCCGCCCCAGCTATGTCAGCGACAGCAGCAACCATTATCTTGCTGCCCTCTGAAATATCGGTCATTAACTTTCTGTATTTCTCTCCGAATTCGACTGGCACATTAGTGGCTGACAGGACACCCATGTCGCCACTTATCTTATTAACATCAAGTTCAGTATCGCCACCTAGACCGAACCATCCTGCTATAGTCTTCGCTGCTCCAGCTATTAGTTTGGTTATTGGGTTGTTCATAAACCCTTCGTACAATCCGCTTATAATATTTCCACCGATTTCAGCCATTTTTGTTGACGGTGAAGCAATCCCAAATAGACTCAAGATTCTACCAGCTGTGTTATCATATATCCATTGTGCAAGGTCAGCAAGGCCACTAAAAACACTCTTAACACCTTCGATTAGACCATATATCAAATTCATCCCAATGTCGGCCATTACCTTAGATGGTGAAGCATATCCCACTGCTCTCATAAACCTTCCTATGGTGTTATCGACCAGCCATGAAATAAGCTGGACAAGCACACGGCCAGCAGCCTTAACCCCCTCGACCAAGCCATATACTAAAGCAGACCCGATCATGTAAGCCCCATCAATAATCATGCCAGGCAGATCAGCTAAAAACTGTATGATACTGTCTTCGATGTACTCCATCGAGCTTACCCATGTTTTAACTATATCAAGGAAAGAAAGTTCCTGCATCTGCGAAAAGAAACCCACAACAGATTGATAAACGCTGTCAAATGCAACACTTATGCCATTTATCACCCATTGTACAGTCTCAAAGCTCATGAGGTAATCGTAGATTAGACCAAGAGCTTCGATAAAAGGAGAGACCAATTCATCAATTATCCCAGACATCCAATCATAGACAGCAGACAATTGTCTCGCAAGATACCCGATAGCTATGTCCGCAAGATAGACTATTAAT